GTGCTTGGTTCAAGGCTCCACCAACGGATCCAACCAAACTCATCCAAGTTTGAATAGCGCTAGCACTTGCGGATACCGTTGTCCACAAGAGTGTGTCAGCTCCAGCTATAGCACCAGCGTAATTGGCGTACAAAACGATTTGGTCGATTGTAGTCAACACACCGTAGATGGTAAATCCGTCGGTGGCAGACGCATATACATAAGCACTAGATGTGCCCCCAATACCTAGATTGATCTTAAAAGACGCTTCCAAAGAGGAGGAGAAGGTAGAATCATCTTTATCAAAGATGATTTTATACACATCACCGAGCGCAGCCCCAGGAGGAGCGGCGGAGGTAGTGGCGCCATCAATCAAAGCCCCTAAATTGATAGTATATGTTGCTGCTTGACCAGGTGTAGTCGCAGTAGTTGTGAGACACACGTTTGTGTACTTCATCCTGGATACAGGAAAAGTGAGGGATTTAACATTGACTTGCATTTGAACAAATGAGATATCATAATCCATAATTACATAACCAGGCACGTCAGTGCTAGGAATGCGGGTGTATATGAAAAACTCACCGGGACTTTGTTCATGTAGGCCATCACTACTCAGTGTATCAGTGGGATACCAAACTGGGTTAGGAGCATAAACTGCAGAACAATTTTTCCAAACAGGTGAGATCACTGTATTGTGGTCACTCAGTACAACTGGAAGGAAATTGGAATTGGATGTATTCAATGCAGGATCACTACGATCTTTCCCTATGTACATCATGACACTACCAGCATCACTTGTGGTGCAAGCTGTGATGTAATGGAAGGCAATACCATGGATCATGTATTTAGCATATGTATTATTGTAACCTTTCAATGATCCGGAAATCATACAACCAGGGGTAATTGGTGCACCACCAACTAGAGTCCATCCAGTAATAGAAGCAGCGGTGTTTGCAACATTGATTAAGAAATCACGTCCTTTAACACGAACACCATCGCTCATTGGAATTACGATCGGTTTAGCACCACTAAATGTGTTACCAATAGAAATTGGAGCAGTGTCAATAGTGGCAACAGGTCCAAACGATGGCTTAGACTTCTTCACTTTCACTGGTTGCTGTCTCCTAGGGGGATTAGTCGCAACCTCACGTATGTTATTTACAACAATACGCTTGGATGCAACACGTTGTTTAAGTTTAGGCATTTTCGGTTCAACCCAAGTATCCAGTTCACCACAAATCAAAAGTATGACCTAACTTGTAGATGCCGTAACCAACACCTAAACCAGCAGCGACAGGAGCTAGAGCTGGAAATACAAAGCTAGCGGCACCTGCAGCAGAAGCGGCTGACCCAATTCCTTCAAATCCACGTTCAGTTGAAGTTTGTTTGGGCATAACACGATTTTGCACTGTTTTTGGTACGTAAGCAGTTGGATTCTTAGCACGGTAATTATTACGCGATTGGAAATATTGTTCAGATTTAGCAATGGATGTTGGTTGTTTAAATTTTGGAGGAGTTAAATTATCTATTTTAGAAGTTGAGTACATTTGTCGTATGGGATCCAAGAACATACCAGGACTGTTCATCTGTGTAAGGTGGTCCACTCTGTGCAGTCTCTTGGCATTTAAATTAGCCCATCAAATTGGATTTAGAGTTTAATACACAGACCCCATAACTGACCTGGGTGCCCAATCACCTAGGTTATTATCGAGCTTGCCATCTCGATAATATTTTTCTAAACATAATTGTTCATCTGGTGTAACCCCAAAAGCTGAGTAAAAGGAGGAGCGACATTCAGGGCTAACATGTCCGTAATCACGTTTCATGTTAACCTGAGCTTCAACTGAGTTGAATCCAACATGTTTAGTATAATCATACTTATTTCTAACACCACTCCTTTTATAAAGGGCATAAAATTCTTGAAAGATTGGCAATTTTCCAGCTAATCTGAGTCCACCCACACCGACAGAATCCAACCATCCAAGATAATACTTGGTATTTTTGGAATCCCATGGATGCAATAAGACCGAATCTTTAGCTATTGCAGATGGCTTTCGACACATTATCCATATATCACCATCATAGACTGGTTTAGTTTGACAAAATTCTAGATGTTCAAACTCGTCAACAGGTTTCTCAATAGCCATATTGAAACCAATTTTAATAAACCAATCATACAAACCATCAAGTTTGTATAAATCTTTCTTATCAAGGAATAACACACAATCATCACCATTATTGGCAAGTTTAGCATCAATATTAATGTATTTCAA